TCTTATGTGCCGTCAGCAGCTCTTCGTAAAACTTGGGGCGGTTGATGCAAAGCATCTTGATGGCGTCTGCAGGCGAACGCAGGTTGTAGTAAACGTGCTCTTCGCCGTACTCCTCACCGAGCCTGTCCAGAAGCCGTACGGTCTGCTGCATAGCGGAACACCGCCGACGTTCTTTTGCGATAATAACAGCTTAATGCCTCAAGACCACTAAGAGAGTTGACCCGCTGATGCAAAATCTGTTGATCGCCCACATAAATAGCTGCGTGCATCGGCGCGGAAGTGTCAAGACGCATGATTAAAACATCGCCAGCAGCAATTTGATCCAAGCTTGTTTCTTGAAAATTAAACGCAGCAGCTTGCTCTAAAAATATACTATGTGACGATTTAATGTCTTTGGGGCGTTTAAAATCTGGCAGCAATATTCCAGACAATTTGTAGTATTCGCGCACCAATGAAAAACAATCATTGACGCCGTACTCCCAAGGAATTCCAATCAGAGATCGATAATTGACCATTGCTTGTCAGGCACACTGAAAACATACCAAGGTAAACGAGTTGCGCTAGATGCTCCAACATCAAAATCACTTGGCGGGCCGCCTTGCGGATGCGAATGCACTACAGCTTGTATCCTGCCTGACATGGCAGCAGACATGTAATCTTGTGGGCAGATGACAAAATCACGTTCAGGATTAGGAGATACATTATTGCAAGAAAAATATTTATCATTAATTACAAGCCCACACGATTCATTTGGGAATTCACGCATTGCGTGTTTCTCAGCCTCAAGCTGAAATGCCAGCGGCAGGGAATCCACCAAACGGTAACGGGTCAAATTCTGAAGCATTCGGGAATCTAAGCTTACACGATCTCAAGCGTTTGCCACATTGATCCGTCGCTGATGTTACGCCTGTTGTGATGTCTTCAACTGTTGCAACTGGCCCACCGTTATAACCACACTCAACGCCACGATATTTCCAAGGGCAATAATCAGTCACCAACCTTCTTGGCAACAATACATTTGTTAGGTCAAGTTTAGAGCTAAGTTCAAACTCTACAAAATCTTGATTTTCAGACGAAATGCGATCTATTCGATATACCTGGTCGGGCAGTCTGCTTGTTGCATCCCCTGTACCATGTGCCGCCAAAACAAGCGTGTCACCGTTTTGCGTTGTTGCAGTATTGCCGTCTTGATAAACATAAGTTTCGTTAAAAAAGTTGACGGAATCAATAAACTTTTTAAATGTTTGAATTCTAGTAACCTTTGCCGTTAGCGGATCAATTGGGTTGGATGATCTGTGCATCAAACTTGATATAGTGTCCTGTGCGTTAGCAACACGCAGCGTAGGGCGCGGCAGTACGCCCTTCATTGACTTATCAAATCCTTCGGCCTCCACAGGCGCTGCAGTGTAACTTTGACCGGCAAAAACAATACTGGTAGGGATACCGTTTGTTCCTGCGTGAAAATATAAATCATCGTCCGCGCCATTTAATTCAGTTGTAAATTGTATGTGAAACAATTCAATCAATGCCGACGGCTCTAGATCTCTTAAAACTTCATAAGTTGGATTAATCGTTGCCCAAGTTACAGTGTTGTCAATATAAGTTTTGCCATAAATTAATGGAAAAACAGGCTGCGTACTGCCTGACGTTCCAACGGTTTTAGCCTGAAAAGCATACGCACCATTGCCCGATATTGGGTTGCTGTTAACAATGTCACCATTGTTATAAAATTTATTTGGCTCCCAAAACGGATAGGTCATGGTTCAAATACCTGCTCAAACGATGCAGTAATAGTACAAATATCTGCATAATTATGTGTTCGATTCCATTCCCTACAGACCCAAGAATACTGGGTTGTGTCATCCAGCGGTGTCCAGTAAAACCTTTCAATTCCAGCGCGAGCATCAAAAAACGCTTCAATTAAATCAGCGTTTGCATTGCTCAATGCAGTCCATTGCAATGACCAGACCTTAGGATTGTTATTGATACCGAACGATGCTCTTTGTTCATAACCCTGAAATTTAATTTGTCGCACAATAGGTTGTGATTTTTTGGAAGCACCAAAATCAGGCGTTGGATCAGTGCCGACAGTTGCCGTATTGAAAACAGGAACGGTCATGCTAGCAATCCTCCTGGGCGCTTCTGACGCACTAATTCTGCCTGTATAGCAGCAGAAATGGCACTGCCAAGAGCTTTGCCGCGATTGTCACTTCCCTGCACTTGCGTGCCCTTTGCATCAACATTGACCACCACAGACGTGCCGCCACCAGAGGCTTCAACGCCAAGTCTACCGCTAGGACCACGTTTCAAGGGCATGATTGCTTCTGCGCCAGCTTCACCCATGAGCCCAATACCTTTAGCAAAGGGAAACAGGGTTGGCTTGTTTACGATGCCGCCGCGAGCGAAAGGCACCACACCGTTTTGCGCAAAAACACCACCGTCGGCAAATCCCATGGCACCAAATAATGTCTTGGTGCCAAACTGAAGAAACAGGCGGGCAACATTACGCAAAAGATCGCCCAAGGATTCCTGTAATGATTGCGTTTGAAATATCAAACCTTCCAATGCAGACCCAACACTTTCCTTAATTGTCGAACCAATAGATTTGTACAATTTTTCAACTTCAGTAAGTTCTTTCTTTTGCTTAGCCGCGTTTTCCCCAAAAAAAGTACCAGCGTCTGTAGCGATTTTTTGGAGCTGTTTTTCTTTTACTATTTTTGCATTGCTAAGCTCAAGGGCCAATGTATTTTCCGCATTTAAGCGCGCTTGTTCGGTTATATTACCTTTCAAGAAATCTTGATATTTTTTAATTGCATTTGAAGTGTCAATTGCGAACTGCGTATTAATTCTTTCTATTTCATTTCGCGATTCTAATAACGCATTGGTTTGAATTGCCCTAGTAAGATTTTGCTGCGACACTTTGTCTCCTTTTTGCAGCTCTCGGAAGTAGCGTTTAAAGCTTCGTTCAGCATCACGATAAATGTTAGGCAGCTTCCGTGCCGCTTTAGCAGGCTTGTCTTCTGTCACGATCCCAGACAATCCCGTGCCAGCTTCTGGTTGAGCAACATCGGCCGGTGCGCGTTCTGCTCGAATGTCTTCTAGAATACTTTCTATCAATGCTTCACGCAATTCTGCTTGCTCTCCTTTTGTTCTCCCGTATTGAGCCCTGCTTTGACCACCGCGAAGTATTTTATCTGCACGGCGAGCCGCCTCCATCCGATCAAAAAAGTCCTGCAATGCATTTGTTGCTCTTGTAATTTGCTCAACAATAGAAGTAAATGTCTTCTGAAATGCAGCACCAATTGGTTCCAATAGCGTGCCAACACTTTCGTTCAATCGTTCAAGCACAACTTTTAATCGATCGCCCGCAGATTTAGTCCCGTTAGCAATTGTCTTTGCGTTTTCTCCATAACGCTCAAAAATAGCCTTGGCAAATGTTTGGAAATCTTGCAGGCTAACTTGCCCTTGCTCCAATGCCTTGTCGAGTTCTGCGGGCGTCTTGCCCATTGACTCAGCAAACAACGTAAAAGCTCCTGGAAGCCGTTCGCCGATTTGTTGCCTCAACTCTTCAGCCGATACCTTGCCTTTAGAGAAGACTTGCGCAGTTGCCGTCAACGCAGAATCAACATCAGCAAGTGATCCACCAGTTGCACGAACAGCAGCAACAATGCCATTAAATGCTGTTTTAGTGTCTTCTAAGTTGCCGCCAGCACCCTGCACAGATGCCTGTAATTTTGTAAATTGCCGAGTAACAACTTCTTGCGGAATTGCAAAATCTTTTGTTGTTTGTTGAATAAATTGAAGACCTTCTTGATATTCAGCCTGACTTGTCGTTACACCCAGCAAAGCAATGCGCAGTTTGCCAAGATTTGCTGAGTATTCAGCCGTTGCACCTGCGGCCTGCCTAATTGCACCGACTTGTGCACCAATTGCACCGCCAACAGCAGCACCAGCAGGCCCGCCGATAACACCACCCGCAAGCGCACCTAGGGCGCCTTCAGGGCCACCAAAAACACCCGCAGCAGCAGTTGCACCAACAACACCGACAGCGCCCCTGAGGCGTCCTCCCGTCTGTCTGCGGCCTTGTACTTTTGCTAATTGCCTATCAAGCTTTGCAGCTTCTGCTGTAGCCTCTTTAAATTCTTTTGTCCCAGCCTCAACATTATTTGCAATATCTCTCCAAGCATTGCCATAAGCTTTTAAATTGTTAATTGTTCTTGTACCTGTAACTTGTTGCGCTTTTTTTAATTCAGCACCAAGCTTTTTAAAATCAATATCAGCATCTTTTGCTGTAACAGCAACCTTATTTAATTGCTTTGATAATTGATCAAGCTGCGCTTTGCCAACAGCAGTGACCCTTACTTTTAATTCAGTCGTGACGTTTGCCATCAGCTTTTCTTTTTGTTGAAGGCGGACAGTGCAGCGGCTTCCATCACCTGCAGCCCTTCAAATAAGGGAACAGGATCCTGTACTGCATACAGTCTACAAAGCCAATCAAGAGATGCATAGTCCAATCCTGTTGGACCCGAAAATCCGACCCGCCATTGCGTCTGCATTCGTATAAACATCTGCACAATTGACCAATTCTCTTCCCAAACCTCAAAATCAACTTCAATTTCTTTTGACAACATTTCCGCCATCACGTCTTCAGACACACCGAGAGCACGCAGATCCGCCTCGCGTTCGTCGCTAACGCCACCTGTTGCCCAATAACAAGCAGCGTCTTTTAGTTTTTTGCGCCAGCTCCCGTG